TACACGCCCTTGTCGGTAACGTCAGCTATGACCAGGCGCATGATGTGAGGGTCAATCCCTTCGAGCTTTTTGCCAAACATGGCTACTGACGCTGCCTCCCGTTGCTGAAGTGGCCGCGCACATCGGGTGACGGCCCAAGTTGACGTGGCGGGAACGATGGCGGCATCAGAAGCCGCCCATCCCGGTTCCCATTGCTGTCCAAAGTGACGCAGCAGCGCCCGGCATAGTCAGGCACCACGCGCCCTCTGAAGTTGCCCTTGTCGTCGTATATCCGCGCGCCGGTGGTTTGGCCATGAGCCAGACCACACATGAGGGCGGACATCACGATGACGATCACGATGGCCGCGACAATCTCCAGGAACTTCATTTGCGTCAACATCCCTTGCTTCCTTTCGCGCGGATTATAGCGGAAGCCGAAATGTCGAGAAACTACCCGACGTTGAGCTTCATCTGCGTAGGCACCACAATCGGCTGAGACGGATGAGGCTCCCAGACGATGTTCCGCATATCAATGCCGGTGCTTTGAGCGATTTCGCCCCACGTCTCACGCACCTCCCTCTGGATGGCGGCCATGCGTTCCTCGCAGGTGCTCTGGAACATCTGCATCATCTTCTGCACAGCCTCCATCCGGCTGTTTGCCTCCATGAGCTTCTTGTGAAGCTTGGGGTCAATTTCAACGGTCTTTGGGGTGTCCATTGTCACTTCAACCTCTTCAAGTTGCTGATGTCAATCTTTCTGCGTCCATCTTCGCGGATTTCACCGCGCACAATGAAGTCTAATCCATCGCTTGCTTCCTCCATCAAGATTTTGCCGAGCTTATCATACCGGAAACGGTTGATCGTCGCCAATATGGAACCAGTGTCATCCTCAAACTGAAGGTTGAGGAAAAGGTTTTGGAAGTGGATAACCCGTCCATTTCGCTTTGCCAGGCTCTGCGTCTCGTTCAGATCGCGAAGATTGCGCTCCTTCAGAGTGGCAATGAAGCAATATTCACCCTTGCGCTCTGGAATGTCCTCAATGAAGATGACCTTCCCGGTTATCCCATGAGGCAAATCCTCTGACCTGTAATTGACCGGGTCTTTGTAAATGCCGGCAAACTTGGTCTGGAGGCGCTTCAGGTTGTGCCATGGCGTGTTGTTTGGCGCGAGTATCTTGGCGCGTTGGGCTGTGCTGAGTGTGTCCACCCATTTTTCTGGCGGCAGGTTGATTTCTGCCAAGCCTTTGATCTTTTCAGCGCGTGTGGCCACCAGGGCGGCAGCGGTCTTGTCGCCTATTCCTTTGACGGAATTGAAGCCACCCACAATCGCTCCATCTTTGGCCGACCAGTTGACTTCTGACAGGTGTGGATCGAATGGTATGATGCGATAACCTTCCTTGTCCAACTCCCGCAGTAATCTGAACACGTGATCGTCCGAAGCTGCGCGTCGCAGGTGGGCCACCGCAAACTCTAGTGGGTGCTTCACCTTGAGCCAAGCGCACCAATAGCTGATGATGGCATAGGAGACAGCGTGGCTCAGGTTGAATGCCCAAGAGCCGAATGTGCACATTTCGTTCCATATTTCCAGTGCCACTCCATCTTCGATTTTTCTGGCGCGGGTTCCAACCAAGAATTTGTCCCGGTAACGGTTGAAAAACTCTTCACCAAGCGACTTGGACATGGCTCGGCGGAGTGCGTTGACATCCATCCAATCCATGCCGCCAAGATCGCGGGTGATTGACATCACCTGCTCTTGATAAACAATGGTGCCAAAAGTATGACCAGTGTGAGCAGACATAGAAGGATGAAGATATTGCCAATCTTTCGCACCGGTTCTTCTGGCGATAAACTCATTAGCCCCGCCACAATGAAGAGGGCCAGGGCGAGCCAGAGAAGTAAGAGCCACAATATCATCGAATTTCTCCACCCCCATCTGACGCATCAAGCTGCGCACAGCATACCCTTCAAATTGGAATATGCCGGCAACCTTGTCTTGTTGGAATGGCTTGAACACCTCTTCATCATTCAGAGGAAGTCTATACAGCATGCGCGGGTCAAACCCAGCCATATTGGCGCAATCCTCGATGACAGAGAGTGTCTTGAGACCGAGGGCATCAATCTTCATCAGGCCGATGGCTTCAGCGTCGTATTTGGTGAGCATACCAACGCCGCCCTTGTAGTGGTCAATTGCGCAGTATTTTCTGATCGCATCGTTGCTGATGCAAACTCCTGCCGCGTGCTTGCCACTATGCCGAGGGTGCCCCTCAAGCTTCTCGGCCATACGAAGCTTGGGGTATTTGGCGATGAGCGTTTTTGCTTTCTCAAACTGCTCAATTGTGTCCATAATAGTCATGTTGGCGCGCGCGTCACCGCCGCTCCGCTCAATCAAGACTGTGGACAAATCCTCTACTTCCCACCTGGGGACAGCATAGCTTTTTGCCACATCGCCAATGGCAGACTTGGCTTTGAACACAGAAATGGTTCCAAGCCGCGCGATGCGATCCGATCCATACTTTTCTGCCAGGTAGTTGTAGCAATCATCCCGTTCAGTGTCTGGGAAATCAATATCAACGTCAGGCAAGTCTGTGCGCGTTACGTCAATGAACCTCTCGAACATCAGGTTGTGCTGGATAGGATCAACCTCAACGATGCCCATGAGGAAGCACACCAGACTGCCAGCGGAGCTTCCGCGTGCTGGCCCGACAAACATCCGCTCCTTCGCCCAAGCGATTAGATCGGCAATGAGCAGAAAGTAATCCACAAATCCCTTCTCGTGGATCAATCCAAGTTCATATGACAGGCGAGACTTGTATGGCTCCTTCGTCAGATCAATGCCGCGCTCTTTGGCGCCTTCCTCACACCATTGCTCAAGAGTGATGTTGATGTCCGGCTTCACGTTCTGCGCTTGAGGTATGTGCGCATCACATTCTGCTGCTATTCTCTCTGTCTCGGCAATCCACGCAGACAGCACGCCTTCGTCAATTCTTAGCTGCGAGAATTTGGCAGCAAGCTCAGCCCTGGAGAATATCCACTGATCTGGCGCTTCAATCTCATATGTCTTGCGCGCAGAGCCGATTGAATTCACCAGCTGATACGTCTCCCGCTCCCCTGCGGTGGGATAGACCGGGGAACACGATAGCGCCACGCCTAGGCTGCTTGACCGCGCGCGGGACAACATAAAGCCGGGGAGAGGCGCAGCCCCGATGTAGCCTGTGCCAATAGCCTCGAAATCCTTGAGCGTATCTGGCGTCAACTGGTTTGCTATGATGAAATTGCTGGATGCAACGTCATCAAGCTGCTTCCAAGTGATGCGTGGGCGGTAGTAGAATTGGTCAGGTTGCGTCGCAAGAGACATCAGATCATACTGATCCTTGAGACCGGCGGAGTTTTTTGCCAGGACCGTCACCTGATCATATCGCGTGTCTTTGTCCAGGGCGCGCACAACGTTGAACTGAGTGCCAAGGACGATCTTCGTTCCAGCTTTCTTGGCAGCTTTGTAGAATGGGATGTGGCCCCACGTTGAGCACAAGTCAGCAATGCCAAAGGTGGTCGAGCCGATCTGCTTCACCCGGTCAATGATCTGCTCGGGGTTGCCGTATGCCTTGAGGAAGCTGAACCCAGTGCGGATGTCTAGATGGATCATACATACCCCAAGGACGCGAGAGCGTTCAGACAGTTCAACGTTGCCATGATGTCGGCGCCAGCATCATGGGCATTCTTGTAATCCTCGCCAACCAATTCCTTGTGGCACTCAATGAGTGACGGGAACTTGATGTCTCTCTTGCCGGGAATGTTGACAACTGGCTTAGCGATCTTCATCACATCCATGTCAATCCACGGCCAAGGGAAGCGTGCTTCCATGGATAACCGGGCAAGAGAGTAGAACAGCACCTTGCGGTCAAATTCGTTGTTGAAGCCGATCCACGTGTGCTGACCAGCAAACCAATCGCACAACTCTGGATGGAGCGCAGCGAGGGTTGGAGCGTCCTTGACATCGCCGGGATTGATGCCGTGTGTCTTGATGGCATCCGGGTCCCAGACGGGCTTCTCTGGGTTGACCAGCCAAGTTTTCCAGTCAGTTGCCCTGTAGCCAGTATCCGGTCCAACATACTGGACCTTGGCCAAAGCAATCTGAACGATGCCCGGTTGCTGCTCCGGGTCACGCGTATCTGGCTTGAGCAGTCCAGTTGTCTCAAGGTCAACGACGATCATCAGTTGAGCCTCTTGTCCCCGGCAAAGATGACCGGGGCGAAGCCCTCATCGTCTTTGCTGTTGCCAAACTTGCGGACCATGCTGAGAGCGCCCACGAACAGGCTGATCAGAACGGGGTGCTCATCGAGTGCGCTGGCAAGAGTAGCCAGCATTTCCTCGCCAGAATTTGACAGGAACACGCTGGTGCCGCTCCCATCTTTCCCGTCTCGAACAAGGACAATTGCCGTATGGTTCTTGTCCATCGCAATCTGGTCGGCAAGCTCTGCTGCCGCCTCGCTAATTGACATCATACCCCTCCGTGCGCTTCAATGACGGTGCCGTTGACATAGTCGGGCATCTCAAGGACACTCATGACCACGTCCGCGACCTCCGCGCGAGTAGTATAGCGCCCCGCCGGAATGAGAGACTTGGCGTAGTTGTCGGCTTTGTCTGGGTCCCAGCCGCGAAGCTTCAACACCTGCGCATCAGTCATCCTGGACATCATCGTGTCTTCGATCTTGCCAGGGCTGACTGCGTTCACAATCCACCCACTTGGCGCAAGCTCGCGAGCCATGACCTTCGTCATGTGGACCAAGCCAGCCTTTGACGCGCAATAGAGACTTGTGCAGCGTTGCGGCACCCGGTAAACCTGGGAGGCGATGTTGACCACGCGGCAAGGACCACCCCAGTGCTGCTTGACATAGTTGATCACCCAATATGGACCAAGAAGATTTGCTTTGATGATTGCCTCATCAATTGCTGGCGTCTCTCCTATCCATGAAAGATGGTTTATGCCATAGTTATTGACGATAATGTTTGGGCACCTAGATAGGCGCCTTATTGCACCTTCAATATGCCTTGGGCCGCTTGCTATAGTGTCTCCTGGGATGTCACGGACCACCATCCCCTTCTTCATCAATTTTTCCGCGATAGAAGCGCCCAGACCATGGGAGGCTCCCGTCACTAATGCGAGCATCAACTTCCTCCAGCATCTTGGCATAGACCGCAAGATCAGCGATGCTGTCTTGGTGCCCGCCAAAGTGAAAATTGTTGCAGTAGCGGACCAGCTTCGTCACAACCAAATTGAGAATGGCGAAGCGGTTGAAATCCTCTGGCGTCTGCAACCTCATGCCATAAGGAAACAGCGCACTGAGAACCGGGCCATGGGTGAAGTAGCTCGGGCCATATTGCTCGTTGCGCTGCTTGAATAGATCAGCAGCCTCTCTGAGCAGATCACCAGCGTTCTTGTCCACGGTCTATCTCCCAAACTTTTCGATGTAGCGGTTGGCCAACTTCTTGATGTTTTCAGCCATGATTGACCTCGGCGTCACAGTCGGGTGCTCATTGAATAGAGCAAGGATGATCAACTTTATGCTGAATAGGCATTCAGCAAGACGGCTGGAGATTTGTGATGCCGTCAAAATCTTGTTCTTGCCATACAAGTCCTTCTTGAACAAATCAAGGATGGATATGGAGCGATTGAGGGCATCAATCGAAAGCTTCAGGATGTCGGGCGCACTAGGCCCGGCCAAAGATTGGCCAGCTTGGAGCATCACATCCAGGCCAACCTTATAGTCCATCTGGTCAAGTGCGCTCTTCATAAGTGCGGTGTAATAGAAGATGTCGCCAATTTCCTCAATAATGTGGCTCCTGCTCGTCTTGGCAAGCGGATTGGTGAAGGCTGGAAGGGAAATAGTCACAAGCTCGGAGCACTCAGTGACCAGGCCCATGCTGGCATGGAGCGCGCGCTGGAAGGACATTGGCTTCCCGTCAATCTTGACGTTGCCGTGACCGTGATCTCCCCCGGTCACAAGAAGCTGTGACATCCAGTTTGGTGTGTTCTCGGTGATGCCGACAAACTGGATATACTTCTCGCAGAGAAGCGCGAATGGAAGGCTATCCGCATCATGCGCGATAGCCACAGCTTGATCATAGTCCATTTTCAACTCCTGCGTCAAGGTCATTGGTGGAAAGAAGTGGGTCAGCGAATGGATCGCGCAGCTCAAGCCCTTCAATAACTGTGAGCGGATCAACCTCACGCAAAAGGCTGGTGAGCACGCGCTCATGACCATCATGCTGATCAAGCACGTTTGTGTCGCGCATCTGTTTCGTAAGTCTGGCCATGATCTTGGCCATGTTCTCGGGGCTGATCGAATAGCCGCGACGAATGAACTTGACCATCCGCAGCATGCTGCCACCAGCATCTTCATCGCGCTGCGGCGCAATATACCGGAGCCGCTTCGCGGCCAAGTCAGCATAGAAGTATGGGTGAGCCTTGGAGTGCCACCCACCACCTTCGTGCCAAACCACCACGGCGCACATGCTGAAGTCAAAGTCGTTCATGACTGCCACCGGATCGCTATACAACCAGCGATGGATGGCTTGAATGGGCTTGCCCCTTGGAGACAGAACGGTGAAGGCATTCTTGGTGGTGTAGAGCCGCGCATCAGGCTTGCGTGTGCCAACAAAGCTGTTGCACACCATCTTGAGGAAATCCTTGTTCTCGCCAAAGATGTCCCAGTCACTGATCTCATTGCCGGCAACAATGTCTCGGATGCTGCCGCCAGCAAGATAAATCTTGTTCTTGGTCATCACTTCGCGCAAATCTTTCGGCATCATCATTATGACGCGCCGAAGATCATCCATGGCGAGCATCGTGGTTTCCCTTCCTGAGCTTCTCTGCCTCTTGAGCAGTCAAGGTTGATATCTGACGAGTTGCCCAGACAAACCCTTCCGGGTTCTCCACACTGTGCTCAATGTGCTGGATGATGAGGTTGAACATGCCGCTTGGCAGTTTAACCAGCACCATCCTTGGCATCGTTTCCACTAGTGCTGTGGGCTTTCGGCTGGACGTGTTGGACACCCATCTTCTCCCAAAGGTCTTGGATGTGTTCAATGGTCGCGGGAAGGGCAGCCTTCCTGTCATAAGCCATCCCGGTATGCGGGTTATACACAAACGGCTTGACCGGGCACAACTCCATCGGGTGGTTGTGGAATTGGCATGTTCCGTGCGTTGCGCACCACACCCGAAGGAAAGGTTCAGACCATGGGTGGACTGCTATGACGGCTTTGCGCATTTCGCGCGCCACTTGCTGCGCCATGCCTTGTGCTCTGACGCAAAGGCGCTTGAGAAGAAAATCGTGGAGCGCGCGAAGGCTCACCTTCATCACGATGTTTGAACAGGAAGCATTCGGCAAAACCTCGCGGGCATCTTGAGCGTCAGCGCCGTCTCGGAGCAACTGGTCATATGCTTCCTGGGCAGCTTCCATGGCCTCATCGAAAGTGCGGCGAAGCAACCCATCCTCAGCAATCTTGTCGGGCATGTGCGTGTCAATATCTTCTCCCTGCGCGAGCCGCTGGCTCTGTTGCGCATAAGAAGCATGACGTGTCCGCACCAGCTGGTGCGTGAAGGACCGGGGAGCGCCCTCGATCACAAAAACGTATTCCACAAACTCCCAGCTGGACTGGATGGTGTGGAGCATATAGTTGATCTCAGCTTCCTTGCGCGGCTGCTCCCAGCCCTTGATCGCGGCGAAGGCACCAGGCGACATGCTCATGCGCGTCTGCTTGGTGTAGATGAGAAGCTCCATCGCATCTTGCGTATGGCTGATGAGGGTAACTTCCATCTTCAACTCCTGTCCGTCCGCTAAGTATAACGCGCCCGATACTGAAAGGCTTCCGCGTAGGCTGGAGGCTTCAACGAATTCAAATAAGCCTATGAGCCACGCGCCTAAGCCGGGGAGAGTAGGGCGCTTCCGATCTAGGGCCGTGCCTCAGCCGTCTTTTCAAGTATCTTGAAGCCTATCGCCACATATCCCTTCATCAAGCCCCAGGCTTCGCCCCTGAGAGTGTAAGTGATCTTGAGCCAAAGGGTTTTCCCACCAAACTTGACCTCGTTTGGACTGGTCTCGCTCACCCTGTGAAGGATGATGAAGTCCCCCAACCGAAAGCCCCGGTCATCCTTGCGTATCTCAAAAGTCTTTGCGCCACTCGCGATTGAGTCAAATAACACGCCAAGGCACTTTAGATCATGCCTTTTGTGCTCCTGAACGACTTGTGGAACATTTGGCTCAGGTGCTTCGAACATCAGTGCATACCTCCAATTGTCGCAAGAGTTTGGTGATAGTTGCTACGGCGCCCCTCCATCTCAATAAGACGTTGGATGACTCGGCAGTCTCCAACAACCTCATCAAGCAGGATATTCTTCCAGATAGCGAAGCGCCCAAGACTGTAGATGTTGTGCTCTCTGGTCATTGTGTAGATGAAGTCCTTTCTGGCTGTATCATCTACAGCAACGATCTTCCCATAGCGGTGCTCCTTTGGAGACATGATCGCAGTCGTGCTCCATCCGATGATGCCGAAATCGCCAAGTATCGTCTCCACATCACGCTCAATGTCATTTGGAGAGGCGGCATACTCAACGATGAAGCGGCTTCCAGTTATGGACGCGCGATAGTAAGGCACTTCCGGGTCTGGATAATAGATGGTCTGATAAACGTTTGTGGCCGGATGCTGCAGGTCAACCTGAACGCTCCAAATCGGCAGAGCGTGAAACTTGATCGCATGTTGCCACCCAACAATCTTCATCAGGATTGGCATTGGAACGGTTGAGATAACCGGGGCATCCCCGGTGAAATCCTTCAGGGCAGAAAGGTTGGTGATTAAATTGGAGTATGATATTGTCACACCATTTGACATCTGCTGAACGAAGTCGAATGGCGCGATCCATCGCTCTGCTTCATTGATGTTCCAGATTGAGCGGTCGCTGATCTGCCCAGTGACTTTTAGCGAGTATGTGTTGGACAGGAACATGTTCGGCTTGTCAATGAATGTGCCCTGATAGACGATTGCCTTTCTCACCAGAGCTTTCTTGAACTGGATGCCGGTTGCCTCAGCAACCGCCGTGCTCCTGAACCGGAGCAGCGCCTCGTGGTTGTTGGGCAGACTACTCTGCGCCTCAAGTATTGCCGGCTTCCGATTGCGGAAGATGTGGGATGCGACAAGACCGGCCATGCCGGCTCCGATGATGAACACAATTGCCTCCTAGCGAAATGCTTTCATGTAGGTTTCAGACAGTGGACTGCAAACGTTGAGCGCCTGCTTCGTTCTGGTCACACCAACATAGGCAAGCCTGCGCTCATAGTCTGGATCGCGCACAGCATAGTCCATTGCTGACGGAGAGCAATCTGTCACAAGGATCGTCTGCTTGGCTTCCCGCCCTTTGCTCGCGTGATATGTGGACAGTGTTACCTTCGGCTTCGCTATAGTAGCCTCCAGCCCGAATTTGGAGGCAATCTGGTAAAGTGTCTGGTTCGCCTTGACGTGGACTGGCTTTGAGGCAAGATATTCACACATGCCTCGATTGCGCACTATCTTGGCGCCAAACTCCACCATTTCGTTTGGAGAGACGGTTGCATTGACCTGGGTTCTGGCGCGCTCAGCAACAGCTTTGTGCGCCTCTATTCCGAGCACGCGGAGAATGGAGGCAGCATCGCGCATTGGAATTTCACTACCCTTCCTCATGCGATGATACCAATAAAACCTGGATGCCTCTTGTGTCTGCGTCACGCACCCGCCCCGGTAATTCACCGGGATGCCAGCTTTGTCGAGCCTGGACTTGATTGACGCCAAATCATAGTTTGTTGGTGCGATAACCATGACGTCATCAAGGTCAACTCTGTCGAGAACAGCATCAGCAGGCAAGCCCCAGAAGTTGACATCGCCTCCATTGTCAATCGGGATGACTTGCTTCGGCTCGCGCATCTTTACCCGTTCAATTATCTTCTTGGCGTATTCCCAAACGTTGCTGCGCAGCCGATACGTCTTGGTGAGGTTGATCTTCTTGTCGCACGGATGGTGGAAGAACCCATACGGATCGGCGCCAAGGAAGCCGTAGATGGATTGGTCGTCATCACCAGCCAGATACATTCGCTTGGCATTTGCCGCCATCTTGCGAACGAGCGCCCACTGAAGCCTGGACAAGTCTTGCGCTTCGTCCACGATGATGACATCAATGGCGAGAGGATCGCCACTTTTCTCATACATCAGAAGCATGTCCACAAAGTCAAATTTGCTCTCATCTGACTTGTATTTGGCATACAGGTCAAGAACGTGAGCAACTTCCTTCCGCTTGATGTCTCTCGGCCAATCCTTGCGGATGACTTCATCAGAGAATGGATCGAGCCTTCTCGCCGCAGCAACTTGGCGAATGTTCATGATCTGATTACCGGGGCTTGTTACCCAACCAAACGGCATGCCGTCTATGTCGAAATTGTCAGTGAACGAGTCAGAAAACTCAATTGGACATGCCTTGGCAAACTTGAGGTAGTCCTCAAGCTGCATAACATTGTTCTTATGCATGCCTATCTCGGCATAACAGATGCCGTGGATGGTCTTGAAGTAGTGCAGTGCCTCGGCAGGAATAAGTGGAAACTTCTTCATCACGCGTGTCTTTGCCTCAAGACGCGCGGCAACTGAGAACGTCACATAGGCGATCCGGCGAGGATCAGTGCCGCTCGCCAACTCATCCTCAAGGATGGCCAGCAACCTTGTGGTCTTGCCAGTCCCTGGTGGGCCAAATATCTTGGTGACGTTCACTCGTCATCTTCCTTGTCATCTACTGGCTTTGCCCCAATGGCATAGCAGATGTCAAATCGCGCTTTCTTCCTTCCATCCTTCTTGCCCTTTTCATATCCAGTGTAGTATGCCTCCAACAGCAAATCCATGAGGCTATCGTTGAACGCAGAAAACAACGTGATGCCAGTAGCATTGTGGATAACGCTCAGGAGCCCACCAGTCCCGGCCCTCGGGATTGTGCTCGCATCATCTAAGATGCGATAATCGCCAGTCTTGCGCATATTCCGGCCCATCAGAACGCCTCCTGTGCTGGCATATCAAACCATGGCTTCTCGACTGGAAACATCCAGACCTTTGTCTGCTTCCCATCAATTCTGACGTTCTCACGGAAGCACCCGAGCTTCCTCAGAGCCGACCAGACATCACGATCAGGGGCATCAATCTTCTTCTGCCTGCTAAGAGCAGAAGTCAGATCGGCTGCCCGGAAGATGACGTTGCGCTTCTCCTGGTCAAAGAAGGGATTGCCGCGAAGCACTTCTGCCAAGTTGCGCGAGTTTGGAATGTGAACCTCGCACCACTCGCGGAACGCCTCAAGTATCTGCCCAGGCTGATCAACTTCCTCTGGCGCAGCCTCAATCTCAATCCTAGTCGCCATGATGCGCGCTTCGTGCTGCCGCTCTTTCATCGGCGCGATAAGTTGCCCGGTCACCTCATAGATGCGGCGCCTGAACAAACCGGGGCTTAGGAATTGTTGCGTGTCCATCTTGACTTCCTGGCCATTGTAGATGACCAGATAGATTGGCGGGTCAGATGTGATCTTGATGACGCGATCAACCTCAAAGTCGTCATATTCTATGCCGCGACCAGGGCCAACGCCCCATTTTCGGGTCAGGCAGACTTCCTTGTTGCAAAGCGAGCACATCGGCTCAACCTTGCACAAGTATTCGTATTTGGCCTTTGATACGTTCCTGCCAATCGTTCTGACTTCTTCAGTTGGCAGCGGCTCACCAAACAGGCTGTTGTTTGCCTCGTATAGACGATCACGCCAGTTGTCGGGGTCTGACTTCAGTAGGTATATGCCAACGTGAGTTAGGGCGTTGTTCCTGCCACCTTCGCCAACGCCTTCCTCAAACATCTTCTCCACACAAGGTGGAGCGCCATGAAGCGGTGATCGCTCCTTCTCCTTCTGCTTCCCAAGCATCCCTTCAAGCTCATCGGGAGTTGGGCTTCTAGCATCTGCTAGCTGTTCAAATTCCTCAAGTGACAGCTTCTCTCCACTCACACCAATTGCGTAGCTATCGGTTTGCTGCGCATTGTGGTATGGAAGGTTGATCCAATTGCCATAGCTTTCCTCAGTGACAGTTTCCTGCTTTGGAAAGACTTCTGACTTTGGATAGCCAAGCTTCGCAAGCCAAGTGCGCATAAGCGTAATGGCGAGAGTAGCCTTGATGCTCCCGCGAATAAAGCAATGTATGTGCACCCCACCGCTCTTTGAGCGGCAGACTACAACGGGTATCTGATGTTTCTGGCAGAGCTTCTCAACATCAATCGGGTTGATGTTGTAAGCGTCAATATCTCCAGCGAACCAACTGACAGTGCTATCTAGTCTAATTGGAACAACACCAATACGAACGCGACCAGCAAGGTGAGAGGCGTAATGATCGTCAGTTAATGGCTCACGAACGGTAACGCCTCGTCCCTTCTGCTTTCCATCATTGCGTTGTTCTGTGACTATGTAGCGACCGAAGCAGTCGGTTCGCCCAGAGAATAACTGGGCGAACCTTCGCATGGATCAGAATGCTTGCCTCTCGGCCTCAGCAGCAGAACTCTGGCTGGCATCCGCCTCGTCAGAGTAGTCCACGGTCACGCTGCGGTCGCGCATTTCCATGTGCATCTTCTGGAGGCGAAGGAACAAGTCACGATCCTGGATGAACCCAGCCGGCACAATAGAGTAGTTGAAGAACTTGTCGCCAGCTTCGTTCTGGTCAGGTATCGTGCTGAGGGCGAATTGGCGCATGAAGATTGGAGCGCCGCCCATCTTCAACATCGCGTTCAAATCCTTCGCCCTCTTGGCGGCGGATCGCGCGAAGGATACGGCCACCATGTCGCCGCGATCCGGCAGATACATCACATAGTTGAAGTGGGCAGTTGCTGCAGGAGGCGACTCACGATCACCAGGGACCATGGTGCCAAATTCAGAAAGCCCATCCTCATCGATGTAGTGCTTGGTCTTCCACTCCACCTTGACGGCGCCCTTGATCTTGGTGGTGAAGACGCTGTTGGGCTTGTCCCAGGCATACCGGACAGTGCCATCGTTCTGGACTTCCCTGTGAGCGCGCGCGAAGATGCCGCCGCCATCAGACCTGTCACGCCAGAGAATGAACTCCTTCTGGTAAACGACAGGAACGACCAGACCAGAAGAGCCAACGGCGATGATCACTTCCTTGGTGATCGAATGGAACAGGTCACCATCCTGGACAATCCTGTCCTTGACCTCGGGCGTCATCGACTGCGCCAACTTGAGGCGCGGGATGTTCACGTCACCGGAGTCAATGTTCTCCGTGCCTACCGGGCCAGAATATTCCTTGGCCCAATCCGGCATTGCCAGTGGGCTTGGAGCCACCACTGCGGGCACAGGCTCTTCTGCTTTTGGGGCAGGTGCTGACTTGGCCATCTGGCCTATCTCCTGAGAAGGGTTGCGGTGGGGACGAAAGTTGCCTTGAGAGTGTTGCCTGGAATTGGCAAGCCACCTTCCAGACGCTCCTTCGCCCAGGACTTTAGGCGAGCAGGATGGATGTATGGGACGATCAAATTTGGCGCATGTTCGCGCGCCCAATCGTAGAATGGCGGTTCCGCCGCCTCTTCATCATTGGTCATCGAGACATAAAGCTCCTGCTTGACATAACAGGTGCCAGCCCCGGTCACTGTGAACTTCTCCAGCTCAGCGTTCTCCATAAGCTTTGGAAGTTCACGCTCTTGTATCTGCCGTGCCCTCTTGTTGACTTCACTCAGCTGTTGCTCAAGTTCATCCTTGCGGTCTTTTAAGGCGCGCAATTCTTTGACGAGAGCAGTTACAGCTGGATGTTTGTCGTTTGACACGGTGCCCTCACGCGAAAGGTTAATCCTAGCTCCGGTGTTGTTGACCGGGAAGCCTAGTTATTGATCGGACCAATTAAATCCAGGCTTTATACCCGTCTCTCATGACTTCGTCAGATAAACGCTTGTTGGTGCGAAGGGTGACGATGATCTTCTCGTCAATTGTGCGGGGAGAGACCAGATCAAAGTATGTGACTGGCCAATTCTGCCCGATGCGGTGTGCCCTATCTTCAGACTGAACACGATCTTCTGTCGAGAAGGTGTTTGACAGATAGATGACGGTGTTGGCTGCGGTGAGCGTTAGGCCAATCCCACCAGTGCGCACTTGCCCAACGAACACCCGGATATTTGGATCGTTCTGGAACGCCATCCTGTTTTTGATGCGCTCATCCTCTGGCGTATCGCCATAGAACAGGACGTGCTCAATTCCAGCTTTCTTCAGCGCCTCGTGCATCTCACGTATCTCAAACTTGAACTTGCACCAGACAATTACCTTCCCATCCACTTCCTCGATCATGTCAATTGCTTCCTCAATCTTTGGCGGGAAGCCATCTTCAATCTTGTGGATGCCAGTCTGCTCGTTCGTCAACGGGTCAATGATCGGAAGATAGCCTGCGGTAATTTGCTGGAGCCGCAACATCTGCGTCAGAATGGTCGTGGCCTCGACACGATGGAGGCTGTCCAAATATATGATGGATTGCCTCTGCATCTCACGGTAGGCAACTTCCATTGCTTTGGTCAGATAGATATTGCGCTTCACATACGTCTTTGGAGGCAGGTCCAGGCATTGCTCCTTGAGAACGCGGAAAGAGACGCCGGCAATCTTGTCGCCCAACTCCTTCAAATTCTGGTAGCGGACAGGTATTCTGACGCGATCATTTGTCTGGACCGTCACGGCATACCGGGCAGAAAACTCGGTGAATGTGGCAATGCCGAGGATGTCTGGATCAAGGAAGCCGAATTGGCTGAACGCCTTCAGCGGTGACTTGATCACTGGTGTGCCACTCGCAATTCGAGCAAGCACAGCCTTCCTCCTGATGTCAGTTGCCACCTTTGTCCGCTTGGCGGCCCGGTTTCCGATCCTGGTGGACTCATCCACCACAAGCATCACCTTGCGGCGCCTCATCACTTCCTGCAAGATGGCAATAGACTTTGGAGAGTGAAGCCCTTCCACGCTTATGGACAGGATGAACAGCCTGCTCCTGTCTGCCATAGTCTTGTGGAACCTCAGCCAGTAGTCCTTCTGGAGTGCGCTTGGGTTGGCAAAGAACGCGCCTCGCGAATAACGGATGTCAGGTGGCATATGCTTCCTGACTTCATCAAACTCTGCATCATTGTCGCCGTCATATCCATTGCACCAATTCGTCTTGACGCTGTTCGGCGCAATTATGACTAGGGCATCTATCGTGCCGTTCCTGAAATTGTGCGAGGCATCGTCAAGGATCACCTTGGTCTTGCCAGTGCCCTGATCCATCAGGTAGGCAAAGACTTCCCTGTCACGTCCAAGGATGAGTGCCTTGCGCTGGTGCTCAAATGGGGGATACTTGAACGGGACACTTGACAGGTCAACGTTCAGATCAACCTCGCCATTTGAGACCTTGCGGCGATCTTCCTCCTTCTCATTGGCACGCTGCCAAGCTTTCTCGGCATATTCGTCCCATGCCAAGTGAGGCATATTCCTGCGGACATATTCCATGACTGGCCGCTGGGCTGGAAACTGCCAAAGGCGGCGGGTTGGGAACCACCTGCGCTTGGGCATATGCTTCGCAACTTCGTGGTAGAAATGGCCGCTTGGAATGTCTAGTCCAAGGTGCTCATCAAATTGGACGACCCTCATGACTGCTCCAGTAACCGGGGCGCTATTATACGCGCGCGCGAGTGCTCTTAATACTCCGGCAGTATAGGAATAGCTGACTCGCGCCGGGAACGTAGAGAGAACTTTTTCGCAGGTTAACGTCCACGCTACCGCTACCTCTGAACTTCCGTCTCTATACCGAGGGGATATATGGAGTGGGGTCGCGCGCGCGTATAAGGGCCAGCGCTGAAAACCCTGTCCCCCGGTTATCCTCCCGCCGTAGGATGTGTGGCGCCACACAGTAGCCACATGCCTGCGTGTTCCTAGGGGTAGGGGAGCTACCCTAGTAGCCGGGCTGGTCCTGAACGTGCCGTCAGCCGCCTATACGGAAAATTCTACCTGCGAGGCTCAGGAGGCTGTTCTGGTCGAACACTGAGCTAAGGGCCAGAACGATGAGCACACCCAGCGTCCAATCCATGCGGCGGTGCAGCCACAATTTCATTTCAGCCATGTCATTATGGACCGTCTCAGTTTTACTGAGGATGGCGGTGTAACGTTCGGTGCACTTGACCTCGTGGTCATGCGCCCAATCCTCAAGTTTCATAACACGATCCTCTCCAGCTTTATTCACAAAGTCAGGCATGATGACTCCTAATCCAGCGGGAAGCTCCGCAAATCTGTTGTGGGGGAAAGCCGAAATGGTCTGCTAACGGGAAAGAGACGGACTGTTGAAGCCCTAACATCAATCCCACCGCCACCACTGCTGCTCGGGGCAATACTACCAGAGGCAGTATATGACCCCACACTATACCCCGCCCCAAATGCCGGGTAAACCTCTAAAGAAGCTGCAGAATAGCCAATACCAAAATTAAAACGGAGAAAGTCACTCATGCTGAATTAGCCTCAACCCGGCCAAAGAATATCAAATCATCATTATTTGGCGTAAACATTGAAAGCATCAAATCTGCAAATCCACTCCCAACAGCAGCAGCACGGAAGCGGCCAATGGCCACCCAGGCACTACCCACGCCAGTTGCAGAGCCTCCACTCCAAGTGAAACCGCTGCTAACAGCGATCTCAGCTGGACTTTGGCCAAGCCCTACCACATGAATGAAGTGCGGCATGCGCGTTGATGCCACATTCAAATTTGCCGAGCCAATTTGCAGAAACGGCCAGCGCAACACCAAGTCCATTGTGTTGCTCCAAGTCACAAAGTCTCTGACCCGAGCCAATGGTGCGTGGCGCCCTCCCGAAGTATGGACGAAATTGGCATATCCGTTTGCTGAAGCGGCACCAGATTGAACGTGCGTCATCGACATGGCTGGAACGCTATTGACAAGAGCCGTTCCAGAAATTGGCGTGCGATAGTTTCCAGTCCGCCTGCCAGTAATCGTCCTTGGACCTTCACCAAAGTAATTGCTGATCATCACCTCTCTTGGAGCAACTTGATCATTGGAAAGAGAGCTTGATGTGACATCAGCCTTCCACTTTGTCCCTCTGACAGTCTCCAGAATGCAACGCTCTTGCGACGAGGCAAATTGCCCTGCGTCACATAGCGCGCCCATAGAATTTGTGTCAACAACCATTTCCTTGATAAAGAATGGTTGGTTTGCTGCAAACAAGTTCAATCCAATATTGCAAGATGCAGTTATGGTAAGCTTGTCAATCCGAATGAGAAATGCTGTTGCTATTGTGCCCCACGCTCCGCAGCTGGTCGTTATGGTCAGGTCAATATAGTTTTCCATGGCAGCGCCATAGGTGTAATTGACCCAATGGATATTGTTCTTGACGGTATATGGGCCTGAATCAGTCATAACTGGAAAGTTGCGCTGAACACCGCAATTGACGAAAACAAAATTGGCAAGCCCAAGCCCAGTGCCGAAGCCGTGAGAGCGAGAAAACCCAGCACTTGCCGTGTCAATGAAGGCGGCCATATCAATGCTGGAATAGACGGTGTTTGTGTCGGTGTCCCAACCGAGTGAGCGCGCCGATCCTGGCCGGTCACTATAGAACAGCTGGCCAGACTTCGGCCAACCGATCATCCAGCTGTAGGCATCGCTCTGGGTGTTCCATCCAGTGCGCCCCATCGGCCAGTTGCTGTTGGTGTTGTTCCACGTCGCAACTGAGCTGCGACGAAACCACATGCGGTCACCAAACGTCCAGGCACTATTCACATATGACCAGAAAGAGACGATGTTTGTGCCAGCGTTGCCGGGAGTGTCGCCACTCCCATTCCCGGTTGCCGCGCTATCGAAGAACCAATCAGCCATCACGCAAACCTTTCAGCAATGATGGTGACGAGGGCATAAGCCGAAGTGACACCAGTGCCGCTCTGAGCAGTTATCTTGCCGTGCATCAACCACGGGCATCCAACGTCAGTGCCCTTGTGCGGGAACAGCGCCTGGTCAGTGAAGTAGGTGCTGGTAACGTCAGCAGAGCTTGGCGACCAAGATCGCGTCAACGTCTCATATTCCAGAGTGGAAGATGACCTGTTGGAATTGGTCCAGAATTGGACCTTGAAGCGATTGTGGCTTGAAGTAATCGTCACCTCACGGACAATGGCCCGGTCACCAATGGGGACTTCAAAGTTGCCCTCGCTTCCAACAACGATTGGACCGACCGTGCGTGTCTCAGTGACCTGATATGGGAATGTTGGGCGGTTCGGATCAAATCTTACGGCATTCACTGCTGTGGCGATCCCAAGTTGCTCCTTGTGCCCAGCAAAAGAGGACACCAGGAAACCGGGGCTGTTGATGGAGCCATATACTGGACGACCAGCAAGAATTGCTCCGCTCCAAACCGTCATAGAACGAATGGAGCCGAGGGCCACGAACATGCCATTGGAGCCGCTGGTCACTGCAAATGGAGAAATAAACTCGCACTTGGCATCGCGCGAGCCTGGATTGTATCGGACAACTGTGCCGCTGTTCGTCATGGACAGCGTGTCACCGCTGTTGATGGCCGAGCCAGCCTGAAAGGTCACGTGATGGCCACGCTCAGCAATGGCAAAGTTGGAATTGAGCGAAGTGTCCCAATCAGCTTGCCCGGAGGCAATCAGTTCAAATTGGTTGTCAGCGGTGAAGCTCATGCAAACAACTCCAGACTTACCACAGATGAACGGATGGCGTCACCAGCAGAATTTCGTGGCGTGACTATAGCGGCGATGGTTCCTCGCCATGCGCCGTTGTCAGCAGCATTCATCGAAGAAGTATAGGTGAAATTCGGCGTGGTTACTACAGTAGAACGAACGGTCACATTGCCGCTGCCAACAATGTTCACTCGCCATGTGTGCTGTGGGATATCAGCAGTGAAGTTGCCATACCCGTCAGCAGTCCTGCCAGCACCGCCAAACCCGTAGCCACTCCCTCTCGCGCCATTATCCCAAAAAAGTGGGATGTCAATTGTTGAATTGACTGCGCGGCGATTAATGCCGCGGTAATCATTGAGTTGGATAGCTCCAGCAGGAAGCGGCTTAAAGTGAGTGCCAAGCACGGTGTATGACTTAGCACTGACAGAAGCAATATCATATTCCATGCCATTAAAACCAAGTGGAACAACCTTGTAGATGAGGGTTTGTCCGATGTAGCTGGTGTCGTAAACCTTCTGGAACAATCCACCACCATGCCGCCAGAAATAAGCACCATAATCATAGCTCCCAACAGTTGTGCCGCCCCATCCACGATAGAGCCGGTTGAAACGATAGCGGTTCTGGCTGACCAGTGTCACCCCTTGATAGGCGACCATCTCAGAGCCAACCCAGAGAAGCCCTAGACCAGCATGCATGGCGGCAGCATTTACGTCTGCCAGCGTCCCATCAATGTGGAACGAATTGATGCCAGGATTGAGACTGCTGACATACAACAGAGCTTCCACGCCAGTCTGATACGTCAGCGGATTGCCGGCAGGAAGCGGAGTGAGGAAGCGCCCATATATTGGATGCGGCATCACCTCTTGGGCGAGACCAAACGTTGTGCCGTCCGCGCTGACATACAGCCTCGCTCCCGCCGCCCGGTTATCCGGTATCCACCCAACAAAGATGCGTGGCTGACCGTCAATTGAAAATTCTGGCGGCGTCTCATATGCGTTGAAGTATGCGGGTGGAGGCGAGAGCAGATTTGGATTTTGAGTGGACTTGCTCGATATATGGAGATAGGCAGAATTGACGCCTGCCCAGTCAATCATGCTGTAGGTTGCGCTGTTGACGGCTGTCGGGTCAACACCAGGAATATAGTTCAAAAGCTGAGCAGCGGACACTTCAAACAGACCGCGCTCAACTTCCTTCCAATTGCTGATACGGCAAACTTGGTTGAGGTTGCTGAACGAGTCAACAAGCGTCACAACGTCGCCTGGCTCTAGGTCAGCATCCTTCCATCCAAGATAGAATTGGTGAACATCGCGGGTGTATAGGTTTGACCAAAGAGCGCGAGCAGCCATGCGTCGTGCCGTGGCTTCGCTCATCACGAAGTCCGCAGCAAATTCGCGCAGGCGAATGCCGTTCACATCCTGGTCAACCTCATCCCCTTCCTCGATCTGGTTTTGCTTATAGTCAATTGATCTGTCCAAGAAGTTAATGCGGATCAGATTGTAGGTGTCTTGCTTCGCGCCCTTCGTGGTTGATACTGGCGGAGTGCCTTCATCCTTGATGACGAGATTGTTGTTGTTCAGCGTGCGCACAGAGACGTTGTTCAAATCTGTCAAGCCAAACTTGATCGTCCCGGCTGTCACATCAACAACGAGATACCCATCATAAATGGCAAGAAGCTTCTCAATATGCGCCTGAGCCTTCCCGTCATTCTTATAGACGCAACTGACGAGGATGCTATTGTTCTGGCAGTGCAGCACAGCAGCCGCATATGACGTTTCGTCAATAATAGACCTGCCTGGATACAGACCAAACCGAGTATTCACCAGGATTGCCCGAATGATTTCTGGCGGCGTGATATCCTTGCCACTTCGGCCAAGGTAGCCAAAGCGGAAATGACCGACGCGCGGCTGTGGAATTAATGGGTTGGTTCCGCCAGAGCCAAAAGAGTGGAAGTAAACGAGCACCTCAGTGCCGTTCAATCTAATCTGCATCTGTTGGACAGATGGGTTAGTAGTCGCCAACACGCCACCAGAAGTTGGAACAAGCTCCTGGCGCCTGAACATTGGGCCGCCAGATTTGGCATACCGCACAAAATCCCCGGTCAACGGGTTGAAGACATATGCGCGGAATTTCCAATAAAGCAGCACATCTTCGCTGGCAGTCAATGTTGCTGGGTAGGCGGGATCGCCATTGACCGGGGCATAGAATATGCACAACTCTGTGCCACCATCCAACTCAGAGGTATTGATGTCCGGCAAGTAATAGGTGTCTGCGGCAGTTACTGTGTCAGTCCACCCCTTCCCGTCATCATCAAAGGCTGTTGCCTCGCTGGTCAGCGTTCCATCAGTTGCCCTGATCTTGAATTGGCTGATCAACTCTGGGTCTGGAAGATTGCTGACATACTCCGTGTTGATGCCGCTATACACCTGAACAGGATCGTTCGGAAGCTCAAGCCTGACAACCCCACCATTCGGGAAGGTGGCGAAGAAGTCAATGTTGAATTGGTTTGCCGAGGCACTGTTGAAATAGCCAGGTGATAAATATCCATAGATGTATGACGTTCTTGTCCCTAGGCCATCCAGCGTGTCGAGCGTCACGCCCCATGTAGAGACGTGCGACTTGAGGCGAAACACTTCCTTCCAGACTGTCGTGTCATTTCTGAACAGCCCAGTCCGATATGTCGTGGACGAGAACCTGTAGGCGATCCAGTCATATCGCATCGAGCCATTGCGAAGTTGCCGGATGCTCGGCAGCACCTGCATGATGAATATGTTTGGCCCATTGCAGCCACAAGCCACAAGCGGAGTGTCCTCACTCTCGCTTGCTTCCATAAGCATCAGCCCCGGCCCAAGATATACCGGCGCGCTCATGGTCGCTCCAGTTACTCCACGAGCTTGCCAGGCACCACCAATAGGGTCTGAAAGTGTCCCATCAGAATTGATGTAAGACGCCATCGACAGATGGATTTCCACCAAGACTTCCGGGTTTGGAACGGCAAATGCCGATCTTGTAAAGCAGGCAAACATATACATGTAGTTGCCGATGACACGGAAGGCAACAGAGTGGAGCACGCCGTATTCCCACAGCGAGCTTCCCCAAGGGATGCCGTTGATCTTTTGCTGCTGCCACGATTGAACTAAATCTTCAACTTCATACTCTTGGAGCAAAGCACCAGCTGCGCTATATGAACGCAAATATTCTGGACCGCTCGATCCTCTGGCAGAGTTAATTGGTTGCGTCCAGAGGTTCCCATATATGTCCGGTCCACCTTGAACGAAGCAAGAACCTTGGCTGGATGGCGTCTTATACCAGATTATGCCGGAGCCAGTGTTTTGCGCAACACTTTCAAGCTCGCCAACTTCCCACGAGATTTGCGGGATAACCGGGCTTGATCCGAGGTCAAGTTGGTCAAATCCAACCCAGCACGTTCCCGGCCAACGCATGTCGTGGCCAGTGCCATCAATGATCGGCTGCCAAGATTGCGTCTCTGGAAGATTGCCTGGGAAGTATTCAGCACTTGTGAAGGTCAGGATTTGGTCACTATTGTTCTCGGCAAAGTATAGCTCTTGCGGCTCAAAGCCCGCGCCATAGTTGGTGTTGATCTGGTTTATGGTCGTGTTGCTGATTCGCTTCGCGCCAATCCACCCGCCGATCAGCTGTGCCTGTGAAGAGACCAGGCCAAGATGGTATATAATGTCCATCTTATATTGGTAGGATACTGTCGTGCTTTGTGGACCCTTGCCAGAGCCGCCCGAGCCGCCGCCCTTGCCACCATCGCCAGTGGTCTGCTCAGAGCGGATCGTATTCTGGTTGCCCTGCCAGATAATCTGCGACGACACGCGATTGGTGCCAAACAGGACCGGGATTGTGGCGCCGCGAACACTGGTGTTGAATGGCGGGAAAGCTTCTGCGCCAAAATCGGTGATCTGCGTCTTTGGCGGGTCCAAGGCACCGCCAATCCAGGCGCCAGCCGCCCATCCAATGGCAAAGCCAAGTTGCGGCATGCCAAAGAACGAGCCGATGATTGCACCAGCACCACCGCCAGCAGCCGCGCCAATCTGTTGATTGTTGGCCATACTACCTGACTGCGTAGAATTTGCGCGGTCTGGCGCCGAAGAAGATCAACTTGCTCTCCTGGACGCCGCCATGCACAGTCCTTCCCCAAGCGTGGATGATCGTGTTCCTCTCAGTCCAGATGCCACCATGAGAAAAGCACCTAGCGTATTTGAACACGACAATGTCCCCAGGCTCAGGCTCTTCAACATCTAAGACGTATTCCGCGATGAAGTCTAGATACAATTCATCATTTTTATGTAATGACCAATCGGCAGCATATGCCTCTGGGAATGGTTTTATTTCTCGTATCGTTTTGAAAACTTCATAGAGCAAGCCGCCACAATCCACACCGACGCCTTTGACGCGCGCCTTATGGTGATATGGGGTGCGCAGCCAAGTGCGCGCTTCTCTCAGAATGCTTGCTCGTTCTTCGGCATCCATGGGAAACCCAATGCTCTCGACACATTGTTGTATAGGCTTCTGCAGTCATCCACAACTCTCTTTCGGCATCCAGGGTGGACGCTGAAAGAAAATCCAGATGAGACTGAGAATGGCAATGGGTGGCTCAAAATCATCAGATCGCCGCTACACGCCCGGATCGTCCTAACCTGCCCACTGTTGGCACCCGTTAGAACAGTGAGGCGCCCTCTGTCGAGCCTCCCTGGAGCATAACCCACGCTTATCCCGCCGGATGTGGCTAAAAGGATTAGAGGGTTGCTAGACGATGCGGCGATGCTGCTCGATATGGTGTAGCTGCTGGTATTGATGCCGCAGCCAGTTGATCCGAAACGCCAGTCACAAGTCTCCTTGTAAGTATTGTATGGAAAGGTTCCAGTAACACCATTGAAGATGTTGCGGATTTGCCCAGTGATGAGGTCTCTGGTGAAGGAAAGATCGGCCACCTTCCCCCGGAACATATAGAGCCGTCCAATGTCAGGGCTGTTCACCACAACTCTGCTGATGACGACACTGGCAAAATCAAGCTGGTTCGCGTCAATCAATTCCTTGATCTGACCGCTGTTCACAACGGAAAAATCCATATAGCCGATGCCAAGATCGGTGCTCTCTTCAGCGCCCCTTGCTGCTCGTCCAGGAAAAGGGTCATACGTCTGAAGGCTGCTCACAATCGGAATGTTGGAAGTTGTCCAACGATACGTCTGCGTTGGAGTGGTCAACTCTATCAGGTCAGCAATGTTGACGGCATCTTGCCGCAGCGCAGTCTGGAGCGCGGCACTGATCGTCCTCACGGCAAAGAAACCTCATGCCAATTGACATCACCGTTGAATGACTCCCAAAACTGGGAAGTCTCCCGGTAGTTGTCAAAGCGACACTTGCGGAAATACTGGCAAGAGGCAGTCCAGGTGTCGGCACTTGCCGGGGCAATTCGCGTGGAGAAAACCCCGGTAGCCAGATTGTAGTTGTAGTGGCTGTTGGCATTGAGAGCGCCAGACAGCGCAGAAGTGATCAGAAGCGTGCCGCTATCGGGGATGACCGGGTATCCCTCTGAAGTGCGCACAAAGAAAGAGCGCACGCCTGTGCCGCTGGCAACGCACACCGCGCCATTGACCAGATAATCATATGGGTCCTTGAAAAGCCAAGGCGTGACGCGCCCCTGGACCAGATGATAGAATGCCATAAGGCTGGATTGCTTGGATCGCGGGATGTTACTCAGGCCAAGCCCATATTGGAATAAGGGCTTGCCCCAAGCAGTAGAAGCTTGCTCTGCGCCACTATCAAATTTCGTCGTGCTCTCACCCCACATGGGAGTGCGAGTAATATTTGCTGGAATGGGCGATGTCGGAAAAATCCTAAGCGTCATCGCATGCCTCTATTCAATCTCTCCCTATGCGCTAGTGCCTGCACAAGAGCACTTCCCTCTCGGAAGAATAGCTCACGCACGCTCCCAGCGTCTAGAGCAGTGATGTTGATATTAGTTTCTCCGCCACCTCTCGCATGAACGCCAAGGCGACCTCCCACATTGGCAAGAGGCAGAATGCCTTCTGGCCCTGCTTCGCCCATTTGACCGATGCCGAAGTTAACCGGGCCAGATACGATGCCATTTGTGAATGCTCCGCCATTTGCGAAACCTGGCTTGTCTCCCCCGCCGCCGGCAACAGCACCAAACAGAGTGCCCACTGCCTTGGAGAAGTCAAACGAAGAACCTGACGGCCCACCAAGCATTGAGCCGAAGGCAGAGCCTGCCTGGGCAAACGCTAGTTGAGCAAGATAATTGACGACAGAGCGCGTGATGCTGCGGAACATGTCGTTAAGCACATCCTTGAGCGTCCCTGTCCTGGTGATGAGAGCTTCAAGCCCTCTACCGAGACCATCTTGGATGCTATCAGCAACACCCTTCCACAAGTCCTTTGCGCGCTGCGCCTCAGCCTCTTGGAAGCTTCCGACAGCGTCATAAAACTCCTGGTATTGCGCACGGATCGCCTGCAGACCTTCAATCTGCGAACTGACCCATGCATCGGTGCCGCCAGTGTCTTCAAACCGGCGCTGAAGCTCGCGGATTTGGTCATCAATCTGGCGGAGCACACCACGATATTGCTCAGCGCGATTGAGCCTGTCCAACTCAAGTTGCGCGAATGGATTGCCGCTCCGATTGATCTGCTCCCTGCGCAGACCATCTTGCAAATCCTCTATGCGCTGACGACCCTCGCGCTGACTATCCTCCTGCTCCCTTCGCGCGCGGCGCCCAGCAACTGCAATGGCCTGCTCACGCACAGTGTTGAGCATAGTCTCCAATTCAGTGATTGCCTGGAGCGTCGCTGCCCTCTGCTGTTCCGATCCACGAAGGCGCTCAGTGGCATCGCGCATATTCGCAAGAGTGCGAGCAATCCCGGCAAACCGGGCTTCGGCGCGCTCAACTTCGGCATCCTGGGAGCGGCGGCCACCAGTGAATTCTGCCTGAGCAGCCTCCAGCTGCTCCCGTATTTGCAGCAATTGATTGCCGTATCGGCCTAGTGTGGCAGCGGCAGCGGCAGCA